ATCAGTGCGGTAACCGGCGTTGCGATGATCGCTGCCGCGGTGGTCTTGAGCGGTGGACTTGCCGCAGGCGGAATCTCCGGTCTTGGAAAAGCGATGGCGTCCACTGCGTTTACGATGCCCATGGGACTTGGATGTGTCACATACGGTCAGATCGCTCTTCTTGGAGGAATACTCACTCTTGGGGGCATCGCCCAGCTTTTGGCTCCTTCCCCGAAGGTTGGAAACTATTCCGAAAGGGAAGACAAGAAAACCTCCTACATATTCTCCGGGGCCGTGAACCGCATGGAAGAGGGAGGACCCGTTCCGGTCATCTACGGCAAGGACGTATTTGTCGGAAGCACCACGATTTCGGTGGGCATGCGCATTGAAGAGGAGATCGACGACGATTCCGAGCACACGTACCATTTTATCGTTTGCGACGCCGGGGTTGGAGCGACGGTCGATCCTCTTGGAACCGTAACCTTGATGGATGGTCAAAACCTCACGGTTTCTTGCGGTGCTGCGGATGGTTTTGAATTGAAGGATGTTGTGGTTGACGACAAAAGCAAGGGGCCGTTGACGCAATACAGTTTCACCAACGTGCAGGCAAACCACTCGATTCATGTGGTTGCGGAACCTTTGGAGGAATGATGACCATTCGCGGCGCAATCCTTGGTTCTTCCGGAAAGGACGAAGGAAGGACTCCAAAGGAAGATCCCAATTCCCTTATCAGCAATTCCATTGTTCAGATTGTGGATCTGATTGGAGAAGGACCGATCCTCGGTCTTGTGAACGGGGCCAAGGACATCTTTCTGGACAAGACCCAGCTTAAAAACGATGAGGGAAACTATAATTTTCGAGGAGCGAAGTGGGAATTTCGTCGTGGATATCCCGATCAAAGTCCGGTGAGCTTTGTGCGAACCGTGGACGCATACGAGTATGTCGGTGTTGAGATCACAAAGCAGACTTCCGTGACTCGGACCGTCTACGATGAAAACAATGTTGTGGATCACGTTCGGATTACGATTTCCCTTCCGGCGCTTCTTAAAGTCGTGAAGAAGACCGGCGACGTGAAGGGAACGGCTGTTGAGCTTGAGCTGTGGATTCAGCCTTACGGCGGATCATACAAAAAGATCAAGGACATCAAGATTCAGGGGAAGACCAATGCTCAGTATCAGCGCTCTTATCTGATCAAAAACATCAAGAAGTATGGGCCTGCTCCATGGACGTTGAAGTTGGTTCGGGTAACCGACGACCACAAAGGCTCCGACATTCAGGACAAGACGTATTTTGACTCGTACCAGACGGTTTTGCAGGAGCGGTTCAGTTACCCCGACAGTGCTCTGGTCGCATTGCAGTTGAATGCGAAGCAGTTTGGAACGAGCATTCCGGAGAGGGCCTACAAGGTCAGTGGTCTGCTGTGCAAGGTTCCGTCCAACTACGATCCGGTGGCGCGAACGTATTCCGGAATCTGGGATGGGGAATTCAAGACTGCCTGGACCAATTGCCCGGCCTGGTGTTTTTACGATTATTTGACCAACACGCGCTATGGGCTTGGAATTCCTGAAAAGTATGTGCGAAGCGATCTTCTCTATCAGATCGGCAAGTGGTGCGACGATCTGGTTCCAAACGGCAAGGGAGGGATGGAGCCTCGCTGGAGCATGAATGTCGTGTTCCAGACCCAGGAGGAGGCATACCATGCGTTGACGGCCATGGCTGCGGCATTTTGTTCCGTGATGTTCTGGGGATCTTCCGGAATCTTTTGCGCAAGCGATGCGGCGAGCGGGGCCACTCATCTTGCTCATACCGGAAATGTCGAGGGGGGACTTTTTCATTATTCGAGCGCGGGAATCAAGGCGAAGCATTCGGTGGCGTTGGTCAGTTGGAATGATCCCAACGATTTTGGAAATGCTCATGTGGCCGTATACGAAGATCCGGAGATGATCGAGCGCTACGGATGGCAACCGACGGATGTCTACAAGGTTGGATGTTCCAGCTATTCGGAGGCGATGCGTTTTGGCCGTTGGATGATTGAGACGGAAAAGCGTGAATCCGAGACGGTTTCTTTCGTTGGATCGTTTGAATTTGCCGACGCATTTCCCGGCAGCATCATCAAAATTGCCGATCCGCATGTATCCGGGGTTCGTCATGGCGGAAGGGTTGTGAGCGCAACAAGATCGAGCGTGACCCTGGATCAGGAGGTCTCCATTGAGTTCGGGCAGGACTATACGCTTACTCTTGTGAAATCCGACGGGACCATTGTTGAGACTCCGGTTCTGTCGAGTCCGGGAAAGCACACGACCCTTTTGGTGTCGTTGGATACGGTTCCTCAGAGAAATTCCGCGTGGATTCTTACTTGGGACAATCTTCCTCCAAGGTATTTTCGCGTAATTGCAAACTCGGAGACCGCCGATGGGAAATTTGCGATCACTGCGGTCGAGCATGATCCTCAGAAAGAAGCGATTGTCTTCGAGGGTCTTGTGGTTGAAGATCCGATTCCGAGCATTCTTCCCACGGGACCAATCGAACCTCCGGACAACTTGGACTTTAGGGTTTTCACTTACGAAGTTGGACGCAATTGGGCGTTGGGTTTGATGATTTCCTGGCTTCAATCCGATGATCCAAGGGTTTTGTTCTACGATGTGGATTATCGGGAGCAGGATGGGGATTGGCACAGCTTCGGCACCACGAGTTCCACTTCCGTCGAGCGAAGACATATGCAACCGGGAACGTATGATTTTCGCATTCAGGCGCGTGGGATTGGAAGATCGGAGTGGTACGAGGAATCCGGCGTCACCATCGCCGATCCCGACGAATTGCCTCCGGATGTGACGGGATTACGGACCAGGGATGGGGGCAACGAGGTTTTTTCCGGAAAAGAATGCGAGCTTGTGTGGGACGACATGACGGAGGTGTCGGACGCCTATGCGCGGTGGAAGCATGAGCACTACAAGATTCAGATTTGCGACAAGGATACCGGAGCCGTCAAGCGCACCGTGTATCGCAGAAAGCCGGAGTATGTCTACACTCAGAACCAGAATCGGAAGGATTTTGGGACTCCTGCTCGGCAGTTTCGGGTCAAGGTGTGGGCTGTGGACATCAACGGAATACAGAGTCTCAACGAGGCGGTGTTGGACTGCCGCAAGACCCTGGTGGATTTTTCCGGGGCTGCTCCCGGCCTTGAGGCCGATTACAACGGCATTGACGTGAATTTGAAGCCGTTGCTTGCGATTGACGATGATGATTTGGAGCAGATGATGATCTATGTCGGGGAGAGTACTCCGCCGACGAATCTCAAAGCTGTGGTTGGAGCCAAGACGAGGCACAAATTTTTGCGGTTCAATCCGAGTCAACAAGTTACCAAGTACGTGCAGGTGGTGCCTGTGGATCGGTATGGAGCCGGAATTCCGAGCCAGGTGGCTTCCGTGGTGTTGTCTCCGCAACCGCTGATGGACATTGTGGTGCCTCCGATTGTTGGCGGGTATGTTGCGGCTCGCGTACAGGCGACGGAACCGGAGGATTGTTTTTCCGGCATGATTTGGGTGGATATCTCCGCATAGAAAGGAATACGTATGATTTCCGTAATTACGCCGCTCCCGGAATCTCACATGCCGTTTGTAAACGATGCCTACACGTCGCTTGTGAATCAGACGCACAAGGATTGGGAGTGGATTGTTGGGCGCAACGCCGGTGGAATGGTGGAGCCCTCCATTTGCAGGGATGGTCGGGTAAGACCGATCCTCCTGGAGGACGAGTCTGACGGAAAGAACCGTGTCGGCAGGCTGAAGCGTGAGTGTTGCATGGCGGCTCGTGGAGACATCCTGGTTGAATTGGATGCGGACGATATGTTGACTCCAAATGCTTTGGAGATGATCGAGGCGACGTTCCGCGACCCGGCGGTTGTGATGACGTATTCCAACTGTGCGGAGTTTCAGCATGGGACATGGACTCCCCGTGTGTATTCGGAATATTGGGGGTGGCGGTCCCGTTTGTTCGAGTGGCACGGCAAGCTGTTGCAGCAGATGATTGCATGGCCTTCGAGTCCGGCGTCGTTTCGCAGGATTGAGTGGGCACCGAATCATGTGCGTGCTTGGAGGCGTGATGCCTATTTTGGGATTGGCGGACATGATGCGTCCATGCGGTTTGGGGACGATCATGATCTGTGTTGCCGAATGGCGGTTTCCTACGGTTTTGGCGCGATTCGTCATATTGAT